CACTTCGATTCTGTCGAGTTCAGCGGGGTAGTATTGGATGAATCCAGTATTCTGAAAAACTTCACAGGCAAGACTCGCAGACGTTTAACGGATCGCTTTTCTGACACTCGCTTTCGTCTTTGCTGCACAGCTACGCCTTCACCTAACGACTATACTGAGTTCGGACAACACGCAGACTTCCTAGGTGTATGCTCGCCTATGCAAATGCTAGCGACTTACTTCGTAAATGATACTTTTAACACGGGCGATTGGAGACTAAAGAAACACGCTGAAACCACGTTCTGGGAGTGGGTATCTAGCTGGGCTGCTTGTATCTCAAAACCATCCGATATTGGATATCCAGATGACGGATATGACCTTCCTAAGCTGAATCTTGAAACGATCATTGTTGACGTGGATGAAGTCGAAGGAGCTGCCGAGGGTGAAATGTTCCGTATCTCAACACTATCAGCAACCACGATGCACAATGAACTTCGCATGACCGCTCAACAGCGCGTCGATGAGGTTGCCAAGCTAGTCAATAACTCAGATGAATCTTGGATCGTTTGGTGTAATACAAACCTAGAAAGCGATATGCTGAAAAAGGCGATTCCAGACGCGATAGAAGTCAAGGGAAGCGATACTGCTAAATACAAGGAGAACGCCGCTAACGGGTTTGTATCAGGTGAACATCGGGTTCTAGTTAGTAAGAGCGGCATCTTCGGCTACGGGATGAATTGGCAACATTGCCGAAACGTGGCGTTCGTTGGCTTATCATACTCATTTGAGGACTTTTATCAGGCTTTGCGCCGTTCGTATCGGTTCGGACAAAAGCGCGAAGTGAACGCTTATATCGTTCATGCGACAACCGAGGGCGCGATCATGAAAACGATCAAACGCAAGATAGCGCAGCATGAGGAAATGCAATCGCAAATGAAGATTGCAGCAGAATGCTTTAGAGAATCATCGAACAGAAAAAACACTATGAAAACAGACATTGATAAACAGACAGGAGACGGGTGGACAATATACCACGGAGATTGTGTGAGGGTAGCTAAGGAGATTGAAGATCATTCGATTGATTTTTCGGTCTTTTCTCCTCCTTTCGCTGACCTTTTTACTTATTCAAACGACCCGCAAGACATGGGTAATTGCGATGGCTTAGAAGATTTCACAGCGCACTTTGAAATCCTAATCGAAGAGATGAAACGCATCATGGTTCCGGGACGTGAGGTTGCGGTTCATTGCGTGGACTTGCTCGCCACTAAATGGAAACACGGTGCGATTCAATTCCAAGATTTCAGCGGTGAAATCATCCGCGCATTTTGGCGTCACGGGTTTTTATTCCATAGCCGTATCTGCATTTGGAAATCACCTGTCACCGAGATGCAACGCACCAAGGCTCACGGATTGCTTCATGCAACATTGAAAAAGGATTCATCCGATTCAAGGGTTGGATGCGCTGACTATCTGCTTGTTTTCAAAGCACCCGGCAAGAATCCAAAGCCAATCGTTAAGAACGCCGCCGATTACCCCGTCTCATGGTGGCAAGAGGTAGCTAGTCCCGTCTGGATGACAGTCGATCAAGGCAATGTTTTGAATAAGAACGGCGCGAAGGATCACAAAGATGAGAAACATATTTGCCCTTTACAGTTGGACGTTATCGAACGCGCCGTTACACTTTGGAGTAATCCCGGCGATCTGGTTTATTCGCCCTTTACCGGCATCGGCAGCGAGGGTTACAAGTCAATCCAGCTTGGCCGCAAGTTTATCGGCAGCGAACTGAAAGAATCATACTTCAATCAGGCTTGCCAGAATCTAACTAACGCAAACGCGCAACTAGCATTATTCTAATGAAACTAACCATCCTAATCTCCGCCGCACTAATCGCGGCAATCACAGCAATAATCACGCTAAACGCCTATAATCAGGAACATGGCGATCACGAATAATCACAATTAAAAACAACCATGAAAGAAACAGACCTAGTTAATAATCCGCCACATTATAAATCACACCCATCAGGAATAGAGTGCATCCAAGTAACTGAACACATGGGATTTTGTCTCGGCAATGCAGTTAAATATATCTGGAGAGCAGACGAAAAAGGAACGGCAATCCAAGACTTAGAAAAAGCCAGATGGTATATTAACCGCGAAATCGAAAAGAGAAATTCACAAAACAATTAACATATATGAAAACAGTAAGCATAAACCTAAGTAAAATCGACAAAACCGCCATCTTTGAAGGTAAAAATGGCAAGTATCTAACCTTGTGCCTTTTTGACAACAAAGACGGCGAGGATCAATACGGGAATCATGGCTTTGTCACGGTTGATCTTGGCAAGGAGCGGAGACTAGCTGGCGAGAAATCAGCTATCATCGGCAACTTCAAGGACATGGACAAGAAACAGGATAAGCCGGTATCGAGTCAAAAGCCTGGCGTTGTCGTGAGCAATTCAAACGACTGGGACGACGACGATTCGAGCATTCCATTTTAGTCTAAACCAAGTGGGGAGCGATTACTTATCACGCTCAATTTTACTTACATGAGCAAAACTGAACATAAAGCACCAGCATTCCAATTTTACCCAGCTGATTGGCTTTCATCCATGGCTATCACTATGATGACCACCGAGCAAGAGGGCGCATACATTCGTTTGATTTGCTACGATTGGTCAAACGATGGAATACCGGACGATGATGAACAACTTTCAAAACTCTCTCGCCTCGGTGAAGGGTGGTTCAAGGGTGGTTCAACGGTGGTTCGCAAATGCTTCAACCAACATCCAACCAAAGCAGGATTTTTGACTAATGATCGACTCGAAAAAGAGCGTGAAAAGCAGAAAATCTGGAAAGAAAAGTCTTCAGAGGGCGGAAGAAAAAGCGCAGAAGCAAGGAAGAATAAGGGCAAATCAGACAACAAAACCAATTTGAAGGGTGGTTCAACCACCCTACCAAGGGTGGTGCAACCAAATGGCAACACTATATCTTCATCTATATCTTCATCTATTAATAATATAGAAAGAGAGAGAGTGGCGGAAAAGCCGACCGTTCGCCGTCCAACAATCGAACAAGCGAAATCAGCAGCTTCAACCATCGGCATCACCGAAGACAAAGCGGTTGAGTGGTGGAACGCTAGAGAGGCATCGGAATGGATGAAAGGCATGGCAGGAGGCGGCACTTCACCCGTTGGCACTAACTGGCAGGCGGATATGACCACCTACGCTAAAAGGGGTGGTTACGGCTCAGGAAACAGCAATTCCAAACCAGACCACCGAGCCACCAAAAAAGAAAACGAGTTTCAAGAGAAAATCACCATTAAACAATTATGAATAATATCGAATCACAAATACAGGCAGGAATGAAAAATTTCGAGGACTTCATCGCGAAAGCTCCAGACATTTTTGAGGACTATCAAGCCAAGACTCGCCCAGCACGGGACTTGGAATACAAAACCAGATTTCCGCTACGATACCGTGAGGAATGGGAGAGACCAGAAGATCAGGAATGGGTTGATAACTTCGACAAGATCAAGGCACGGATTAAAAACGGCGGCATTGTTGCGCTAATCGGCAACCGTGGGCATGGAAAAACCCGATTTGCGGCGGAAGTGGCGCGGGACTTATTCCCATCGAAAGCCCAATACACAACCGCAATGGAGCTTTTCCTAAGACTCCGCAATTCATTCCGCAAAGACTCAACCGAGAGCGAGCGCGAGATAGTCAACGAATTATCCCAATGCAAGCTACTGGTAATTGATGAACTGCAAGAGCGCGGGAACACGGAATGGGAAGACCGCATCTTGGTTCATATCATCGACAAGCGGTATGGTTCTATGATTCCGACCATTCTAATTGCCAACCTAACCGCCGAAAAGCTCACCGAAAATCTAGGCGATTCGATTTCAAGCCGCATGAATGAGGGTGGCGGAATTATCACTATAAAAGGAAAATCACATCGGGAATGAACGCAAAACAAGCAATCCAAGAACAAGAACTAGCCGCATATCACTTTGCCGAGGCCGAACGATTCGAACGCCAGGCACACAATCAGCGAGTCATAGCGACCAAGCACCTAGCCGCATCGAATCTATTTTTCAGCGATGCGCTAAAATCCGCAATTCTCAACTTACAAGAAAACCAATCAAACACAGAAAAACCATGAATCCAATATACGACAACGAAGCGCAAATGAGAGC